GTCACCATTTGCTGATCCAACTGTTCTAAATTTTAGTAATTCAGTTCCAGCTGCAGAAGTGTTTCTGAAAGAAACATCTGCTGTTGCAGCACCAGAAGATAATTGTAATCCTCTAATTCTAGTTCTACCAGCAAAAATAATTCCTAATGCATCATCAGCCATTCCAACTGTAATAGCTGCACCTGTACCATCATCAACTGAAACTTCTGTTACAGTTAAAAAGTATTCTGAACTTGAAACAGTATTAGCATTAACACCTGTAATAGTGTCTGTTAATGCATCTCCATTTGCATCAGTTCCTGTAATTGTAAACACTCTTGCATTAATATCTGAAGCACATGTTACAGTAATTAATCTAGCAGTGTTATCTCCAAAACTTGCAACTCCACCTGAAACTTGAGCGCCATTTAAAGTAATAGCTCCACCTGCTCCTGGTGTTGTAGAAGTAATAAGACCATCTGCATCTGCAGCAGTTGTATCAGAAATAAACTTTGCTTTTACGTCTGTTGATCGTCCCATATTTTTCTCCTTAAAATTTTATGTGGGCCCGAAGGCCCACAAGAATTATTTATTAACTAGCGTCTGAAGAACCAGCAACACCAATGAACTTAAGTACAACAGTTGCACCAGTTGCTCCTGGGTCACCACTTAATACAACTTCAACTTCATCAGGAGTTGCAGTTGCAGCAGTAGTTGCTCCACCTGACATTCCTAACGCACCGTTGCAAGGGAAGAAACCTTTGAAACCAAGTGAGTTAACAGCAGCAGTGATTCCGTCTACGAAACCATCTGTATCTGCATCAGTTCCAATGTCAACTAAGTTAACAGCATTTGTAGCTGCAGTTGTACATGCAACAACAACACCCATAGGGATGAAGTTTGCAGGAATACCGATTGCTGCTTCTTTTCCTGTAGTTTGACCATTAGCAACAGTTACTGTTGCAGTGTACTCAGAAAAAGTCATTGAGTTAGTGATAGCTCCAGTTGTAGTATCTTTAACGATTGTAGAAAAACCGTTTTCCGATCTAACCGGACCTGTAAATGTAGTATTTGCCATAATTATATCCTCCTAGTTTTCGAACATAGTCTCTAGGCCGTCGACTATACGCGTCTATGTTCTGATTTAATTTGTATAGTGATTAATTTATATATTAAATTATAGAAAAGTGCAAGGTATCCCTAGGCAAAAAGAGTCATTTATAGTAATGTAAAGTCCTAATTAACCAGCGTAAAGATGAATTTCTTCGTCTCTAGGGTTTTTAGGGCTCTCTTGCTCGGCTAAGATTTCTCTGATCGTTTTCTTGATCTGATCTCCTAGCAAAGACATTTCCGGTGTTATTTTTCCGCCGTTCTTTAAGAACAGTTCATTCCATTTAGACTCGAACTGTATTTTCCTCGCGAACAACACCATCTTTGGCTGAGCCATTGTTAACCTCCTCATAGGTTATATAAAAATCATTTACAGTACTTATATAATGTAAATCATTTTCTTCCCACTTTATATCAGATTTTCCTAGAAAGTCAATGATATGTGGATGAAGCTCTTCTACTGTATTAATGTCTTTATTGCTTTCAATTTCAAACGAAGTTTGAAGATATTTTGTAAATATTTGTACTAAGTATTTTCTCATGAATCTCACCGTTGTAATTTGTAAATGGGGCCGTTTTAAGGCGGCCCCATTAAATAAGGTTAATTACGCACCTTCTACGCCAAAGATACCTCTAGGGTCTGATACTCCAAATGAGTATCTTTCTCTAGCTTTGTATCTAACGTTACCAGTATCGAAGTCACCTTCCATTCCAGTTGTTAGAGGCGCTCTTTGGAACATTTTCATTCCATTAGGCACATCAGTGATAATGTAGAACGCATCAGAGTCAGTTAAGTAGTTGTTAACTCTGTATCCTTGAGGAATCATACCCATAGATACGATTGCGTTGATGTCATTATCAGCTGTAGCTGTTCTGCCTTGTGACTTCATAAGTCTCTCAGCTGTGAATTGTAGCTCAGAAGGAATAATCATTTTTACTCCTCTAGCAGCAATTCTTAAACCTCTTTCATCAGTCATCGCAGCGATGTCGATTAGCGATTGTTCTAATGAAGTCTCGTTTAAGTCAGCTTGAGTAGTCAAAGTGTTTTTGAACGTACCCGCAACTGTTGGGTGAGCTGTACTAAATAAAGCTACGCCATCACCTGATTTGAAAGTAGCAGTTGATGGTAAACCGTTGATTAAAGGCTCAACAGATTTAACTTGTTTAGCATTGCTCATAGATCTAGCTAAAGCTTTTGTATATCTAGACGCAAGTCTGTCATACAAGTTGTCCTCGATCGCTTCTTCAGTGATCGCGAACGCTAAAGCTACAGTTTCGTGACTGTAACGAGCTGTAAAAGTTTCTTGTGCTTCGTCAAAAGATACGCCTGCACCTTCACCTTTTACTTGTGCGTTTGCAAAGCCAGATAACATAACTTCTTCTTCAAAAGCTCTGTCAGATGACTCTGTAGTATAAATTTCAGCATGCTGATTTTCATACCTTTTATATTCCAGGCCGAATAGTGCATTCAATCCTGGCTCTAGTTCTTTAACTAGTTGTGATCGTGATATAGCCATAATTTATTCTCCTATTCTCCTATTACGATTGTAGTTCTAACAAGTTAGGAACAACTACAACAGATCTGTAAGCAGCATTAGTATCGTTTTCTGGATCTTCTGCTGATCTTAATAATCTAAATTGTTTGTCGTCCGCACCTGTAGTTCCAATATCTAGTGTTGCTTCTGATTTACCAGTAGTGTTATCACCTGTAGATGCATTCATATCGAATGTTTCTAGGTATACTGCTTGAGCAGCTGTATCATCAGTTGCTACTACATATTGTTGTGTTGGGTTGTCTATTACAAAAGCGTCGATGTCTTCGCTGTTTGCAGGTGTAATTGGTGTCAAGTAAAAATTCGACCAAGTTGGCTTTAAAGTGTTAGCCGCATTGTAGAATATTCCATTCAGCACACCAATGATTGGTGCAGCTGCTGTTTGACCATCAACTATGTAACCTGCAGCACTTGCTACAGCTCCGCCATTGTAAATAGTAGTACCGTACGCGGCATCGATTTTATATTTCCCTTGACCAGAAGTCGCTGGAGTTGATCCAAGCGTTCCTGCAGGAATAAGACCGAAACCTTGTGTGTTTCTATTAGCCATATTATTGTCTCCTATTACAATAGTTTAGTTGTTAGTTTATTCGATGAACTAGAAATAACAAAAAAATTATTTCTTTGTACCACCGAAGGTTACACGAGACTGTCTATCAACATTGATAGGCATCCTCTGGTCCTGCTCCTTCATAAGATCGTTTTTAACTGCTTCGTCTCTTTGTTTATGACGATTAGTCATATACTCTTGACGTTGTTGCGCGATCTCTGTTGGTACCTTCGCAAGTAAAAGGCCACCTACCCCAATCACTCCCTTGTATTTGCCGTCTTCGACAACAGGATAGTCAGATGCATTTTCAACTTCTTCAGATCTAACAAGTTCATAACCTTCTCTTAATCGTCCAGTTATGTTTTTAGTATCTTGAAAGCCTACGCTCTCTGCTCTAATCCATCTATACCTGAATCCATCAGGTGCAGGGGGTGCATCTAGAGAAGATGGTGGAACCCACACTTTTGGTCTTTCAGACTTTGACCGTGTTTGGTCCGCACGTGAAGTTTTATTTTCTTTTTCCATGTTACGCTCCTTCCTTCGCGTGTTTTAGTTGTTTTGCGTATTCTTCGAGTGGCACTCCTAATTTTTTAGCTATTGCTACCTGTGATGAAGTGAGTTTCACAGTTTTGCGACCTGGCTTAACGCTTCTTGAAGCTGAAGCAACTGTCTGAACAGGAGCCGTCGATTGCTTAGTATTAGTATTACCAAATTTATGAGGAAAGTCAACTCTGATTCTTTTGTCAACTTCTGCATAATACTCGTCCGAGTTAGGGTCATATCCTTCCTTTTCAGTCAGATCTTTATGTATTTCAAAAGCCGTATAAGTCATAGCTCTATCCGTACCAAACCATGGGTTTTTAGCTGCCCAATCTTCTGCTCTAGGATCTGGATTTGACGCCTCAGATGTATCCATTCTTTGATACGTCTGCGCTGGTTGTACAGGTGTTTCTACCTGCTTTTGTTTAATCTCTCGCCCTTCTTTAGCTACCTCTAGTCTTGCATTCTCAAATGTAAGCTGTGCAATTCTTTTGTTAGCTTCAACTTGACCCGCTGCATCACCTGCTTCAATAGCTGCTGCTAATTCTTTTTGAGCAGACTCTAAACCAGACTTAATGCTTGTTTCAAATTTTTTAACATATTCAGAATCAGTTTTTTCAAACCTTTCTTCCAATGCTTTTCTTTTTTCTTCTACAGCTCTAGCATAATCAACTGCTGCTTTTTCCCTTCTTTCGGCTTCTCTCATTTTACGAGTTAATTTCGCAATACGAGCTTGAACACCTTTACTGTAGTCTTCTAAATCTTCATCCTTCTTACTTGTTTCTTGTGTAGTTTCTTCTGTTCCTTGATCCGTGTTTCCTGTTTCTTCTGAACCTGTTTCAACAACAGACTCATCTTTTGTTTCTTCAATATCTACTGTAGCATCAGGACCTGATGTATCAATATCTACTGTTTTGTTTTCTTCTTCTGGCATAGCGTCTCCTTCCTATGTTTTAGAACTCATGCAAGATGTCCTCTGGACTATCAATTGTTGCTAAAACTTCATCGTCGTTTAGCATACGAATCTCCCCACCTTCGATCTTAACTCGGCTGCCTGCATAACGTGCAAACATAACCCAATCATTGACCTTGCACCATGGACCTTCAGGATACCTCTCCTTATCCTTATAACATTGAGGACCCATAGCTAAAACTAACCCTACTTGTGAAGCAACTTGTTGTCGCTCTAAAGTATCTTCGGCTAGTATTACACCACCTTTAGTTTTCTCTTTCATTTTGAAAGGTAAGACTAAAAGTCTCCAGCCCGTAGGCTTCGGTAATTTTCCTTCTTCTTGTTTTTCTGATTTATCTTCTGATTTTTTTACGCCGACTAATTCATTATCCGGCATTATGATCTTTCGATCTGATGTCGATGATTGTTCCCTTAGTTTCATTTTGCTCCTTATCTTCTAGCAGGTTAGAGAGTTCCTGTAGTGTTGCCTCA